GTGGTACGCATCGTCGATGACCTGACTGTCCCCGCCCACGGCCATTGATTTGAAAATGTCTGGCATGTAAAATTCAGCCTCCACGATCCAGTCAAGTGCCAGTCGAATGTCGGCTACGTCGATGACAAGTTCGGACTTGACTGATGCCGCCGCAATCATAGAGAGTTTCAAGACGTGTGCGGGGCGGCGAGTGTTGTAGTGCGAAAGCCGGGGATGGGTGGGCTTCGGTTCCTGCTTTCCCAGATACCAAGCGTCAATCATTTCCTTGGCCTCTTGGGTGAATGAATATTTCCCAAAATACTGACTGATTTCAATGAGCCGATCTTGGAGTTCTTTACCCAAGGCGCTGTCTTCTTCCTCCTCCGAGAACATTGAGGTCAGTTGCTGTTCTCCCGAATAGACCAAGATAACTCGGGAAAGAAAGCCCTGATCCCACGCACCTGGGGGTAGGGTTTCGCGCAGATACCCCGGAGTGCAGCCCGCGAAGATATTCAGGTTTGGGCGCTCGATCGTGATCCGCAGGTCCTTGCCGCGACGAGACTCAGAATAGCCTTTCCCGTCATAGAGGTCTGTTAAGGTATTCATGAATTCATTCTCGTAGGTCGGAATTAGGACCCCGAGTTCGTTGGAGGAGATTAGCAGGGAATTAAACTGACTAACCGGCGGGTTATCCAAGGGCCGGACTACGCGCCGGGATGCCTCTGTGAGGTTGTCGATCAGTGAGGCTTTCGTAACAGAGCTGTACGCTACGTTATGCTCCTCAAGCCCCTCCCACTGCTCTTTTACCCGCCAAGTGACCTCGGTTTTCCCGATGCCCGGCGGAGCGCAAATCACCACATAGACGTTGGGATACAGAGCGCTCCCTTTCGTGCGCACCCAAACTTTACGTTCGAGGGCCCCCGCGATTGCGACTATGCCCGCCCACTTACGAAATATAACTGGTGAGGTAATGTGTGACGTGTAGTCTACAAACCCGTCTACCCAATTAGGTGAGGTAATGCTTAAGGCGGGTTTTTTCTTTTGGAGGCTCACGTTCTTCCTTCCCAGTCCAGACTCGTTGGCCGTATGGATTTGACCAAATGCCTGTGTTTTTATTGAATTTACTGCTTGCCCAATTCCACCCCGTTTTCGCCTCGAGAGGGACATGGAACATGCGCTTGCCGGGGAGTTCTATTTCAATTTTTAATAATTCAATGGCTCTGGGGAGGAGTTCGTGTAAGCCGTCAAAGGGGAGTTGGAATAGGATTGAGTCATGGACTGGGAGGCGCAAGGATGCTTCCGGCATATTTTCCCACAGGTTAAGCCAGCCGCGATCTAGTTCCTCGCCTGTGGAAGACTGGGGATCGTATGCTATAGCTTTGCGGAGGGTCCGCTCGTCGTTGGCGCGCTCGAAGAAAATGCGGCGGCGCCCAAAGAGGTTGGTTAGTGTTGAGGTTTCATTCAGCTGTTCTTGCACCCACTTGTGCCATTCCGGGATTAGTGGGAAGGCGTCGAAATAGCGGAGTTGGAAATTGTTGATCAGGGCTTCGGCTGTCTTCGTGTGCATCGCCATTGTTTTGGGAGTGCCGTAATAGTTGGTTCCGTGTCCGAGGGCTTTGGCAAGGTCCCGATACGATTTGTCTCGGTAGCCGATCTGGTCCGCTACAGCCCGCATGAGTGCAGACTCTTTGCTTTCCGGCCATTCAAGTTCGCGCCATGCCATTGAGCAAACTCGGGTGTGGAGGTCCCCGGACTCACAGGCGTCAAGATAGGCTCCGGCCATTTCCGGCCCGTGTGAGGCGTGGAAGATCGTCCAAATCCGGGCGGCAAGATTTCGGGCATCGGCTTGCTCGAGGTCAACGTTAACAAGGATCATTCCTGGGTCCGCGACGAAACCACGACGTAGCCGGTCCTCGACGTTTTGCAAATTGCTCCCAGTCCCGAAGGCGGAGAACTGAGACGAGAACCTGCCTGTGTCGGTGCCCGCAATGTTCAGGGAGGTTCGCATATTCCCGTCTGGGTCGGCGCTGGTTTTTAGAAAGCTGACCTTTTTCGCAATGATCCGCATGGCCAGAATGAAGGCGCAAAATATTCCGGGGTAGCGGTGGACAGAAAGCCGCTCAAGGGCATCCGCGTTTGTAGTCGGAGCGAAAAAGCCATTTGCGTTGCGTTTGCGGATAGGCTTAAGCGCGAAAGTTGTGTAGAATAGCTGCTTGAGTTGGGCCGGGGATTTCCAGTTGACATAGTAGCCAAGGATTTCCTCACAAAGCGTATCGTAACGTTCCTGTAAAAACCGCAAGTCCCGCTCGTATTCAGCCACGGACTGGGAAACGGCGTTGTGGTCAATGCGGAGTCCCTTGAGGCACATATACCCAACTGGCGCAAGTTTTCGCATAGCCGTGTGGTAGGTTTCTTTGACGTTATCCGGCTCTTTGGCTAGGTCCTTCCGTAGCCGCTGCTGGACTTCCAATGTGACACAGCAGTCTAACCCGTTGTAGACCCATGAGGTCTGGTCCGGGGTTAGCTTGGCGCTGGAGGTCAGGGAAGCGGTATTGAAAATTTTCACAGAGTGATTTCCGGGAGAATTATTAGGCCAGGGTCGATAATGGTTATCGGCTTACGAAGATCAGTTGCGTATTCTAACTCCTGCGCGATGCCGACGGAGGCTTTCGCGCCGGGAATATTCAGCACGTAGATGGCATCGGCCAGATCAATCCACTGACTATTGAAATTCCACCACCACTCTGCGTCAGTTGGAAATTTGTGTGTATGAGCCAGCTTGTGCGCGTAGACAATCGGCGAGAAAACGTGGAAGCCCGTTTTGATTAACACAGCTGCCGCAAGTTCCACGGCTTCAAATCGGGACTCGACTATTTCGGGATCGGGGTCGGAGTAGGGGGAGGCTAGGTAGATCATACACTCATCCTTGTGCTTTCGGGGAGGTTAAACTCTGTTCGAATTTCCATCGGGAACCTGACTAGCCAAAGGTCCCGTGGAACCTCGGTATCGAGAATGGCTTGTTGCAGGTGAAGGGCTATTTCCCGAAACATATGCTTGCGCGGGGACGGGGACTGGTCCATCTTTTCCCTGTCTATGTGAACGTCAACGTCGAAGTAGCCGACTGGAATATCGGGCTTCGAATGGTCCTGGATCACGTCCGTAAAAAGTGTTGCGACTATCATCAGCCCACTCGCTCCACGATTAACCTCGTCCCCGCGTTGACGCCAGTGGCTGCGACAAGGCCTTGGAACTTGATCAGGTCATCCATTTCTAACTGGATCACAACGTCAAGTTTATTCGAGCCGGTGAAAGCCGTATCCTCTGCGTATCCGCCTCCGGTGTTGATGTGGGTTTGGATTTCGGCCTCAAGCCCGCTGGTGTCATCGGTCCGCAGATGGACGCTGAACCGATAATAGCCGGGCAGGTTAATCGTCAAGATCGCGCCAGAAACGCTGATGCTTTCATCTGGGAAGTTGGCTCCGTCCCAAACAATATCCGAGGCCGTGGTGAAGTCCGTAGACGAAACCAGCCCAAAAGTCTGCATGAAGCCCAAAGCGCCGCCTATGCTGCCGGGACCGGAAAGTTCGCGGAATAGCGTGTTTACTTTGGTCCGTACTGTAGCGAGTTGCGCGGTAAGGGCCTGAAATTGTGCGTCAGAAATCATAGCGCAGCCGCTCCTTTCATGGTGCGGGCAACCCGGTGTATTTCGGCGGCGGATGGACGCATTCGTTTGGCTTCGGCCCGTTCAAATGCCCGTCTAATTTGGCGCGTGGCGGCGGCGGGCGTTGGGATTGACCGATTGGCCGCGATCTTGTCCGCAAGGCGTTGTGCGGCCCATTTTGCGCCGGGTCCGGGAACGCGGGAATATGGCCTCGAGGGGTGGACAAAACCTGTGTTGGCATAAAATTGTGCGTGCAGTCCTTGTTCTTTTATCCGTGTCATCCCTAGTCCTCCTCAAAGTAATTTCTAATCGGCGCTCTTTGTTGTTCGTCTCTCACTTGTTGCCCCCTCATTTCCATGATGGCCGGATGACGACTTTCCAATGGATGCTGCCCTCGGGAACAATCAATATAACCGATACAGCGATTGAGGTTTTTGCGAACGTCGATCAACTGGGCATTGGCAGAGTGAAGTTGTTCCTCCAGTTGTTTATTTTTGTTCTTCAGCTCTCTTTCCCGTTCTTGACTTTCGGACCTATCCGCGACTCCCGCTAGCTCTAAACTCTCAATCTGCCTGAACATCGAGGTGTTGTAGTCGTCAAGGGTTTTAATGTAAAGTGCGTCTGCTTTAGTTCGGGTCATCATTCCGCCTCCGATTTAAATTTGTCGTTGTCCGTTCGCATGAACTTCCAACTGGGTTCGTTTGTGTAGATCGAGCCAAGGAAACCAAGGCTCTTCTCCATTTCGGGATACATCGCATGGTGGAGTATCATCGTGTCATCTTCGATCACTGGACAGGCTATGTGATTAGCCCGCCAAAGGTACTGGAAATCGTAAGAGAAATTTTGCCCGACTAGGCGCTTGGTGGTGGTGATCCGCTCGACCCATTTCCAAGCATGGAATTCATCTTCAGGTGATGCCCAATAATTGCCGCCCTTAATCCCTCGAGCGTAGAAAGGCACGACGATGGCCCGGTCAGGCGTGGGAGAAAAGCCCACCTCTGTGATTGTGCCTTGCTTGGTTTCAATGTCACAGCTAATAACATCGACGGGCTCGATATATTGTCGATAGAAACGGTCAAGGTCATCTAGGCTCGGCTCCATGTGAATGTAACGAGTGGGGCGGATTAGTTCCGGGAAAGTACTCTCTCTTTTGGTCTTTTCCATATCCGCGATGATGATGGGGCGCAGCTTCCATTGGCGGACCACCGCGGCAGGGCTGTATGTGGCAATGACTTTCGTTTTCCCGTTCGCGGCCAGCATCGGGGCCCCCCTGTGTTTCTTGATCCCAAGGGTTTTGCAAACTGCCCATAAGGCTGTGGCCCCGAGTGCCAGGATAACATTCGGGGCCACCTGCTCCGCCTCTAGCAAAAGGCGTTCCAGCTCTGGGCGGTAGCGGTCTTGTAGAAAGAGCTGTTGCCCCATGCGAGGCCAATCTGCGACTGCGGAAGACTGCGGCCCGCAAAGGCTTTTGGTGTTGCCGTTGAGGGGGTAGAAGTTGAACACGTTGGTCAGGTAACACTCGTCGGTATCGATCCCGGCATTGCGGAGGAAGCCACGGGCGAGTTGCTCGGTTTTGGAGACAAAGAATTCCCCTGTGGCTGCGTTGTCTTTGTTCCAAGACTCGCCTATGATCATTATCTTATTCATTGAGGTACTCAAATTCTGAGACACTTTTCATGATTAATTGGTTAGTTCTATGCCATTCCTCACTCCCCGGCTGCACAATTTGCTCTAGCTGACTGAGCGTACTCATGGTTAAGTTCGATCCCAAGACTGGTATCCGCGCCCAGTTCGTGAGCCACTCTAACAGCGTTCCCGCTTCCTGCGGTGGGGTCGAGGAAAGTTGTTGTGTCATCGACTAACATCCTTAAAAAATGAGTTAAGACTGGTCGTGGTTTTTCGGACGTGTGAAACTCACGTGCTGTAGGAGCTGAGTGGGAGTTCGCGACGCTACGAACAATTTTACGATCCCCCCTGGAACCAAAGAAGGCAGTTTCATAGGTTCGACGAGGCTGCCGGTTGGCGTCAGGTATAATTCCGGCATTATCCGATTTCGACCAGACGAGGGGAAAGGGTGAAATCGACCAACCACCTGCCTCAAGTGCAGCTTTTGTTTCCCCGTAGTAGTCCATCGAGAACCAGAACATGAGGTGCGCCGAGTCACTAATGACCCCCTCGGGCGGGTTTGTGAATGCTTCGAGTAGGTCAAAATAGAGCTCCTTTGTGTCCTCGTAGCCGCCGGTAGTTTGTCGAGCCGATTGGCCGGACTTATCACCAACGCCAACTCCGTACGGGAAGTCGCAATGTATGAGGTTGAATGCGGGTCCCTCATATGTCGGCATCCAGTCTATGAAGCTGGCGTTGATAATTTGGCCGTGAGTGGCCGATGGTGGCGGCGAAATCTTGTCGGCTGCTTGACCCATATCGGCGAGTTTATCCAGCCCGGCTTGAGGCGTTAGAACCGCGTCAATTTCGTGTGTCACGTCGCGCTTGGTGCTTGCTGCACGGCGTTCGTTGATCCGTTGGGCGGCGTTGGCGGCTTTGGAAAACCGATCCGCGTCCTTGATTAAATCATGCTCCATCAGCGCCGCTACGCCAAGGGTCCGCGAAACGTGTCCGGGCGAAAGGTTCAGGGCCTCGCTTGTCCGTTCGCTATTCCATTCAGGGTCGATCTTCTTGCGTAAATCATGGTAGGCCTCGATTGCCCGCACTTGATCCTGCCAGCTGAGATCGACCCGGCGCGTATTCTCTTCGAGTTCGATTAGATGTAGGCGTTCTGGTTCCACCTCGTCCGTGAACTGAACCGAAATCGGGTTAAGGCCGATAAGAAGACAGGCAGTTAACCGGCGCTCACCGGCAACGAGATTGTATTGGCGATCAATGACCAAAGGCTCGATCAAGCCAACGTCCGCAATAGACTGGGCTAGTTCCTCGATCCCGAGAAGCTCTCGACGTTGCCGGGTCTCGCGATTTGGGTTTATCAGTTTGGGGTCGATCCGCTCGAATTGGCCGCTGGTCATACACTTTCTCCGTTCAGTTCTAGGTGGAAACCCATGACGTGTTTCCGCTCAATCACTTCCATATCTGCGAACCGAATTCCGGTAAGTTTGGGCACAACGTCTTTTGCGTTAAATGCCTGCCACTCGAGCAATAGCCGCGAGGCGATAAAAGGACTGACGATGACCTGCAGTTTAGGATCAAGGGGGCCTGTTTGAGCCTCGTACTGGCGAATGGCCTTGGAGATTTGGTTCGAGTAGATCATTTCTGTTCCTCTTGATGACACTCACCGGCGATTGCAGCATAGGCGGCGGCGTCGATATATGTGTCATCGGAGACTGTGCCCAATACACTCCGGGCGATTTTAAGTTCGACCATGAGCCAAGCCACGTCTTCGGGCACCAGTTTAAAATCAATCCCGTATTTCATCTCGAGATACGCGGTCCAGATTATGGCTATGTTCGCATGGCTGTTATAGGGCTCGCCGTAGGACTTGTTGCGGTCGCCCATTGTGATTTCAAGTGCTTGGCCTAGAATTTCACCACGGAAGGAACTAACTGGCATCGGTATTCTCTCGGTCTGGGGGAATAATTCCATGTATTTGATCACCCTCAACTAATAGACGTAAACACATAGCAATAGTTTGGATGACCTCACCTTCTAAGTCTTTCCATGTGCAATCTCTGCCTTCCGCATAATGTACTCCGGCACGGATGACCTCACCGGCTTCCTCGGCTACTTTAGTTAGTACGTAATTCGGCTGCGGGAATTTTTCTGTTGCTTTAAACGCGGCTAGCTGAGCCTGCTTAAAAATCCAATTTGTATACTCTAAATCAGTTTTCTTCATCTTGAGCTCCTAAGTTCGCGGGGAAGCGTTAACCTCCCCGCTGGTTTCGTTTAAACAGGCATGGAACGACGGATACGGGCTTGTGCCTCGCCTTCGTACATTTCATGACCGACCTCGATCAGGCATTGCGCACCGACACAAGCAGCCAATGCGTCACCGACTGTGGACTTGTCGCCCTCTTCGAACACGCCCAGATTGGTCAGGAATGTTTTCAGACGAACCGCCGCTTTCTCCCGCTTGACCGTCTCTTCCGCAGCCGTAGGGAACATGAACGTCTGGTAAAGTTGGTTTCCGGCGACGTTGCCAAATTCTTCCAGTGCGTCCTCTTCTACCTCAGAGGCGGCGGTGACGTTGAGTTGGAAGTTCAGGCGATCATATTCGATTTGGCTCTGCGCCGTGAACGTGTCCTGTTCCGGCATTTTCGCAACAGCGCAAAGATAAATTCCTACGGGCAGGACCGCTGGTGGAATAATATCCTCGGCTTTTTGTGTTAGCATATCTGCGAAGGTTGACATATTTTACTCTCCTTGAGTTTAAATGGGGTGTCCCCCTGGGTGGTTAAAGTGTTGAAAAGAGTTCGTTCATTTCGTTTCCCCTTTTAGTTTTTCAAAGATTGCGGCCATTCCGGTCTCCATAGGGTACTCCGCGTCGATGCGCATTGGAGCAGGGTTTTTGAGATCGATCTGGCCAGTTGAGAACGTCTTAATAGTCCGACGAACATTTTTGCCCATGCCCGCCGACTCCGCGAGCAGCATGGTGTTGAAGTAGAGCGGGATTTTCGGGCCAAGGGCTTTGCCGATGGCTGTGGGAACTCCGCGCATAACACCTGAGTCGTTTTCTTGGTAGTCAACGTGGGTGAGGATTATAACGTGGGCGTGGAATAACTCGGAGGTAAGAGTGGCGATGAAATTCGTGATCACCTTTTGCGCCTCGCGATACCAATTCTGCTGGTGCTTGTTCATGGGGTCCATTCCCCTCGCCCATTCGAAGGCGGCTTGCCCGAGCGTAGTTAGACTGTCGATCACCAGAATGTGGTCCTCGCCCCACTCACCTGGCACTGTATCGTCAGGCCATTTGTCGAGTAGTTTGGCGCACCCGACGAATGCCTTAGCGGGCGCGACAACTTGCGGACCGGTCGGCCCTGCTTTGTACTTGTCCCGGACCGTTTCGAACTCCACGTTTTTCAGCTTGTCGGGACATTGGGCGCGGGCGAAATTGACCAGCGCATCCAGCCCGTTGTCTGTGTCGATAATACGGAGTTTGTATCCTGCCTCGATAAGGGAGACGAGGGACCCGGTTTTGCCAGAGCCGGAATTGCCTAGCATCATGATTTTTACAAATTTGCCAGACTGGTGTTCGTCAAGTGAGGGCATCAGCTTTCTCCTTCGTTTTAACTCTAAGTTCTGCTTCTGATTTCGGGTTCGTTTTTCGGTAGCGAGCTATCCACTCGGAGCCGTGTTCGGAGCCATTCTCGTCCCAAAGTATACAATTGACTGGATCAGGGGGTACAAAGTTTGCGGTTTTATACTGCCTTCCGCATCCCTCGCATTCCAGTTCTACCTCAATATACGTTCCTGCCTTTTCGGGAAACGGGCGGAATGGTCCCTCTATCCACGGGCCCCAGTTGCTTGACTGTGAGGACATATATGGCTCCGTTTATTTGCGTTTCGATTGTAACAGGGGTTAGGGCAAGAACTGTCATTTGGTGCTCATCATCGGCGATCGTTGCAAGGCCCTCGATAAGGTCTAAGACTGATGCTTTCCTCATCTGCGCGCCAGCGGGTCCCAGACTTTCTGGGTGAATTCCGCCCTGATTATGTTCTCGCGGATTGTAGGGGAAGAAGAACAAAGCGCCCGGAACTCGCAGCCGCCGTAATTACCACAGGCGGTGAAGTTTCTCGGAAACGTTTTGCGCTCGGTGTACATCTGGGTTAGCTCGATTGTGTTGCGGACGCTCACCCACCACTCGTTTAGTTCTTCCTCGGTGCGATAGGTGAAGCCGCGAGAAAAGGCCGTTGCGCCGACTGAGATTTGAGCCGCGTCAATGATCACTCCCTTGACCGGGGAATTTAGGATAACTTTTCCGGCTAGAGTATACATCGACATTTGCACGTCTGGTTTAAACCCATCGAAGAAGGAGCCGCTTAAAGCCCAGCCGGTGGTTTTCTGATCCATCACGAACAGGTCGGAACCGAACTCAACCACCTGATCCAGATGGCCGCAAAGAAGAATGTCCTCGTGTTCGAATGAGAAACTTAACTCAACTGCGGGGACCCCATCTTGTTTGATATAGGTTTTCACGCCTTGCTCGTTGTCGTGGCAGAATTCCTCGATGTACCATACAATTGAACGGATCAAGGTAAAGCGTGTTTTTGCCGCGTGGATAAAGGGCATCGGTGCGTTGGTTTTCGTGTCCCATGTGCCGATCATGGCCTCGCGTACTACGGCAAGGGTGGCGGTGTCCACGTCAAGCCCTAGCCCCCGGTGCTTGTGAAAATGTTCAAGGGCCGTTGCGTAGTGCTTGCCGAAAAGTAGGTGGACAGATAGCTCCTTTGGCTGAACGCCTTGGATCATCTTCAGGTTATACTTTTCGGGGCACGTCATGGCGAGGGAAACGCTGGTCGCATCCCAAGCGAACTGGACGCCGTTGTCAAAGGATGAGTTTTTCACAATTCAATCTCCACTTTAACGGCGTCGAGTTTCTTCTGCTCGGCTGTTTTGGGTTTCGGCATGGCTCCGGCACCGGTCTGGCCAAGAATAAACTTGCTCCGATTTTCGCGCATGACTTTGATCAGGGCTTTGAACTGTTCGTCTGTCTGGTCCTTGGGATCGCGGGCAAACATCTCGGCCATGTTGACTGGCTCATGTACTTGTTCGGTCGTCATAGATTGACTCCTTTGACAGCGGAAAGTTCGGCCTCGCTGTTCGGCGTTTCTAGGTTATCGACGTAGCGGGAAACGAGGGCGCGAATGATTTGCGCGGCCTTGATACCTCGACCTTCGTAGACCGCTGAAATCCGGGCATAGTCTCCGTCACGGAGTTTCAACGTATGCTTCTGTAGTTGGTGTTTCTGGCCCATCAGTTTCCTCCGTGGGTTTGTGGACTATCCAAAGTTCTGTCTCCGGTGCAGTTGGCGAAAGCACAAGGCCCAGCGCCTCGAATGCTGGGTCCTTGTTCTTTTCGGGATATAGTTTGCTGCGAAGTAAAGACGCATTAGTGCAGCGGACGACAATTCCCAACGGCTCGGCAAGGGCTTCGTAAAGCAGCTCAGCTAAGGGCTTCATCGGCGGTGGCACTATTGGCGCCTTTCTCATTGATAGTGGTGACAGGGTAAATGTTGTTCTTTGCCTGCATCAAGCGTTCGACAACGCAGGTGAACTCGGTGCCCTGATCCATTTCGGGGGCGAGCCAAACGGCAACTTCCTTCTGCACGTAGCCCATGTGCCACGGGTCTTCGCCGGGAGCTAGGACCTTGATCGCATTGGCGTCGTAATGGTTGTCGTGTTCGCGCTCGAGAAGGAGGGTGTCGTTGGGTTGCAGGGCTGCAGCGTAGTCCTTGGCGTGGGCTCCGCGAAAATGCATACCGACGATCTGGACGTTTTCAAATAAGGACATAGGGGGTACTCCGTAGGGGGAGGGAAAAAGTGGCCGGAAAGGCGTGGGAGCCTCTCCGACCGATGACGTGACTTAATCCTGGGAGGGTTAAATTGTCACACCAACCTGCGCGTCGCCAGCTTTCTCGGCTGCTTTCAGGTTCGCTTTGGCCAAGGCTTGAATGCCCTCGGACTCGGCAATGGCAACCAGCTTCTCAGCAACGAATTCTTTGCCGTTCTTCTCGGTGTAAGCTTTGACGGAAGTTTTCGACTCTTTCAGCGCGTTCGCCAGCCACTTGCGGGCAACGGCGCGAGCTTCTTTTTCCAACGGCGTCATAGTGGAGCGACTGGAACCGGAAGACATGTTGAAGACATAGGCTGTGTCATATTCGGCGAATGCTTTACCGACTGCTTTCAATTCGGTTGCGGGGTCTTCAGCGGCTTGTGCGTCTTTGACTTTTTTGCGGAAGTTATTGGCGATGTTTTCGGCGCGAGTCTGGTTCAGTGCCTTGGCTTCGGCTTCGGTTAGCGTGTGGCCTTCGGCGTATGGGGTCGTGACGTTGAACTCGACTCCGGCCAGATTG